TCCGGCAGAATCCGATCTATAAAGGCTATCTCGATCTCTGGCGCGGATATGTCCAGGGCTTCGAAAAACTCCTGGCTTGTTTGCCGAAGGATATGCAAGCAGAAGTCAAGGCCGAAGAGATGACAGTGCTCGACCAGGTCCGCATGATGAAGAAGGAACGTGCATGATCGGAAACCAAGAACCAAGAATCCGGATAGAGCCACCATGTGTTGCGAGTGACGGTCGCGGAGCCGCGATGCTTATGGCCGGTTATGGTGTCCAGCTCGATCAATGGCAAGAGCTTGTGCTCTCTTCCTGGCTCGGCCATGACGAGGCCGGCAATTATACCGCGCTGAGTGCTGGTCTTTCGGTCCCAAGGCAGAACGGAAAGAACACGATCATCGAGGCCAGAGAGTTTTACGGCCTTGTTGTAAACGGCGAGCGGATTCTCCACACAGCTCACCAACAACGTACAGCGAAGCGCTCTTTTCGGAGACTGGTCGCAATGTTTACTGATAAACGGCATCCGGAAATAATCCAGCTCGTTAAGCAAATCAGATATGGAATCGGTGAGGAATCCATCGAGCTACACAATGGCGGCATCATCGAGTTTTGCTCCAGGAGCCGTCAAGCTGCGCGAGGATATGAAGGGATCTCGCTTGTCGTTTACGATGAAGCTCAAGAGCTCACAGACGACCAGGCAGAGGCAATCATGGCAACACTATCAGCAAGCACGACCGGAATCCGGCAGCTGATCTATATTGGTACTCCGATCTATCCTGGCTGTACTGGGACCGTGTTTAAAAGGTTCCGCGAGGCATGTATCAACGGCAGTGAAGCAACAACAGCGGCCTGGCATGAATGGAGCATCGATGCCGCCAGGGTGTCCGATCTCGACGCGAGCAATCGCGAGTATTGGTATAAATGCAATCCGGCAATGGGAGTGCGACTTACAGAGAAGTTTACAGAGGAGGAGCTGAAGACATTGAGTCTGGATGGATTCGCAAGAGAAAGACTCGGCTGGTGGGCTCAGCCGACAGAGATCTCGATTGATCGAGCAATAGATACTGAAGCATGGAACGCTTGTGCCAGCGATCAGCCCAAACCGGAAGGCAAGACGGCTTTTGGTGTGAAATTCGCCTGGGATGGTTCGACGGTCGTTCTGGCTGGCGCTTGTATCGGTCCGGACGGCATTGCTCGAATCACGATCATCGCAGCGGAGCCGACAGGCCGTGGACTGCAATGGCTGGCTGATTGGCTGAATCAGCGATATGGAACAGCCGCATGTGTTGTTGTCGATGGTAACAACGGAGCCGACATTCTGATTGAGAAAATAAAGCCGGTCTGGATCCATCGCGATTCTGTTATCAAGCCGCGCTCGACCGATATGACAACAGCAGCGGCGCTTCTCATAAACGAGCTGGCTGAGCGGCGAGTGACCTGGTATCGACAGCAAGAAGATCTCAGGCTGAGCGCTCTCTCAGCGGTAAAGCGAAAGATCGGAAACGGCTGGGGCTTCGGAGGCGAAAACGCCGGACTCATTGAAGCATGCAGTCTTGCGCTCTGGGGCGTGAGGACAAGCAAACGAGATCCGCGCAAGAAGATGCGCATCGGCTGATTGATGATAAGGAGAATATATGCCAGTATTAAAATTCTTGCCGCCAAGCAAAAGGACAAAAAAGCCCAAGCAGAAAAGCCGGCAGCGGTACTGCCGTATATGCGGATCGCCAGCTACACATGGTGCATACTGCGAAAGCTGTCATCTGTTTCTTATGCGGATGAAGGCAACAGAAGGAAATGCAAAAGGCCAGGCTTGACTTGATCTCACCTGGCCCCATGCAAGCGCGACTCGGACTCGCTGACAGGATAATCATATACAAAACGATTGTGGTTTTCAAGTCAGTGAGGAGGCCAATGTGACGAACGAGCAACTTGTTGTGCTAATACAAAACGCTGAGGACCGAAGTGAGAATCTGGCCGCGCTATATGGCCAAAATGTGGGGCTGCTTGTAAAGATCGCGCTGCCGTATACTGGACGCTGCGAGCTGGAGGATTTGTTGCAAGAGGGATTCCTGGGCATGATGACCGCTGCCGATCTATGGGAGCAAAGAGCCGGTGTCAGTTTTATGGGATATGCAGTCTTTTGGATCCGACAACGTATTCAGCGATTCTATGAGAACAATGCGACGCTTGTGCGCTTGCCATCCTATTGGCACGATCGCATCAGACGATACAAGCGAGAAGTCGAAGCACTCCGGCATGCTTTCGGTCGAGAACCCTCATCGGCGGAAGTGGCCGCTTCTCTTGAAGTCGATGTGAAAGAAGTCGAGGCGTTAAAGAAAGCCGCGCAAGCACTGGAGATGGTAAGCCTCGACAGTCCGATTGGTGAGGCCGGCGACGCTGTTCTCGGAGACGCTGTTGCGGATCCATGTGATCCGATCGACGATGTTATTGAAGCAGTGCAACGTGAGGAGCTGCATGAGGCTGTCGAGCGAGTCCTGGAAGATCTCGGAGGGCGCGAGGCCGCTGTGATCCGCGAGACCATCCTCGAAGATCGGACGCTGAAGGATGTTTCCGGCGAGCTGGGAATCAGCACTGAGCGCTGCCGGCAGCTCAAGCAGAAGGCGCTCCAGGAGCTCAGAAAGTCCAGGTATAAAAGAGAGCTTGAGCCATTTGTTGAACGGCTTGCCAATGAAAGCATCTCACGGTCCAGCCTTGGCTATTTCAAGACAACACAAACTTCTGCTCCGGAATGGGCCGCAATAAAAATCGACCAGATTGAAAGAATGCGAAGCAAACGACATAAGAAGAAAGCAGCGGATTCTTATCCGAACAAGTCAGAAGGTGTTTTTTTCTGAACACTTTTGTTGCCGTATCTGCACTCTTCTATCGTATCGCTTGATAATCTCCGAAGAGCTGTTCTCGCGCTCTCTGAGGCCGCACAAAAGAAGCCATGTGTTGCGGAAGGGCAATTATTCCAAACCGCTGCACATGGCCTCACAAGGGCTCTCAGAGCCTCGTTCTATACAATTCAGAGCTATTCTTTATCGTTCTCAGCGCGATCCTCAGAAGAGGCATCTTCCGGATCATCAGCCAGCTGGATGTCATTCCGCATCACATGCTGCATGCTCTTGATAGCAAACTTATTTAAAGAGAGATTCCGGTCGGCAGCGGCTTGAGCATAGATTTCTCTGGAGCCTTTTGGGACTCGGACTCGGATCTCTTCGATACTCTCAGATAGGTATTTGCGATTAGCGCGACGACGCGCAGGTGTGTTTCCTCGATATGCCATTATGCGCTCCTCATGCTTACAACAGGCCAGATTGATTATATCACGCTTATCAAGTGCCGTCATTGTTTGTCCTTGTTTAAATTTGTATTGATACATAGGCACACATGCCTTATAATTGACTTGCAACTTAATATTCAAGCAAATCAAAGGAGGTCAATATGATGAAAGACGAGATGGCAGCTGCAATTAAGGAGTATGAGACAGAGCACGAGCCCAGGGTTGAAGATTCTTTTATACTGGTTGGTCAAATAGATGCAATCCATGACCTGGCTATGCGTGAGGGCTCTCTCGAATTCTACTCGATAGTATACGGAATGATGGCTGGCTACTCGCGCGGCTACAAAGACGGATTGAAGGCGGCGGCAAATAAGAGAACTGCTCACAATCTACGGTAAGGAGGAAACAGAAATGAAATCAGGAAGGATGAAGAAGAAATCGGAAATCTATGAGAAACAATTCGCGAAATCGCATCACTTTTATCCATCCGACATCAGCGAAATCAGCGGAATGTGGAGAACAAGCGGCATGTATCCAGCAATAATAACGGCTGTTGAGGGTGGATTCGTTATGGGATTCAATGCAGCACAATACAGAGCCCGTAAGAAGACGGCAAAAAACGACCAGTTAAAGCAATCTATTCGAGAAGAGATGCGCTTACTTTTCGGTGAGGATATTACGAAAGAGGTCGTTCAGCTTGACGGCGCTGCGCTGGATCGCTGCATATCGTTCCTAGAGCTCGCGACTGATATGCACAACGGAAAAACAACTTCTGAAGAAGTCGAAGCGGCCGCTCTGTTATTGAAACCGGAAGAGGTCACGCTCATGACAGCGATATTGCAAAAGCTCAAAGAGAACAGGGAAGTGCTTGAGAGATAACCAATGTGTTGTTGAACAAATCGAGGAGGGATAAGGAATGGCTAAGAAAAGACTGCCGGCTGGCTTCTCAGAACGTAACAATGGATCGCTCCAGTTAAGATTCACCATTGACGGCAAGCGCTATACTGTTTATGGATCCACAGTCAAAGAGTGCAAAGAGAAGGAGCTGGAGAAGCGAAAAGCTATCGAGGAGAAGATTGTCGAGACTCGCAAGGGTCTCACGGTTGAGAAGTATCTCGACAACTGGATCGAGTACCGCGTTGAGATAGGCGCCATCAAGGGAGCTACTGCAAGAACCTATAAAAAACTTCTCAACAGGATCAAGCGCACTGAGATCGACGATGCCGGCACGAGGTTCGGAGCGATCCGGTTCACAGATGTGGAAGCACAGCACTGCAAGGCGCTCCAGAAAGCGCTCCGGAGCGAGCTCACAACCAGGACAACAAATGATTCCTTATCTCTCCTCAAGAAGGCTTTTGAAGCGGCAAAGAACGAGCATGTCATTCGATGGAACCCATGTGACACTGTGGAGCGGCTTAAACGAGCCGAAGAGCCGGCAAGAGACACGATTCACCGCTGCCTTACAGAGAGCGAGGTTCAGAGCTTCCTGGAAGCCGCTGAAGGCTCCTGGTACTACAATCTATATCTCTTCATGCTCCACACTGGCATGAGAGTCGGAGAAGCCAGTGCGCTCAATCTGTCGGACTTAAACGGCAATGTTGCAAGCGTCAGCAAAACGGTCACTCGCACTGAGATCGGCTATGAGATTGCGGACCAGACCAAGACTGAAGCCGGCAAGAGAACGGTCCCTCTTCGACCGGAAGCGAAAGCGGCCATTGATCGGCAGCGAGCGATCTCTCAGATTTTGAACGGTGATAAGGTTGTCGAGATCAATACGCCAATCTTCAGAATGCCGAAAGGAAACATCATTAGGCCAGACAGAGTAAACTCTGAGATCGCGAGGATCTGCGAGAAGGCCGGCATCGAGAAGTTCACTTGTCACGCTTTCCGCGCCACATTCACAAGTCGATGTGTTGCGAACGGTATGCCGGTCAAAGAGCTCATGGAAATCCTCGGCCATCAAGATGTCCGGATGACTCTTGGCTTATACGCACACTCCAATGAGGAGCTGAAAATGGAGAGTCTCATGGCCGTCAACATCTGAGATCAGCGCAGCATTAAAGGGCTCGTGTCATGCGAGCTCTTTTTTTTGCGCTTTTTTGTACCCTGGCAAAACCCTCGGAAGGCCCATATTTACTGGCGTTTTCATACACCAAACCGTACACCAATTCGTACACCAATTTGGCCTAAAAACGGCCTATTTTGGACGAAACAGGGAAACACTTGACGACACATGACAAAACGAAGCGAGGTTCGAAAAATGCGATAAAATGGGGCTTTTTGGCAAAAAAAGAGCTCTTGTCGGAGATTGACAAAAGCTCATGAACTGGAACAGGGGAAGAGGGATTATAACCACAAAGCCTTTATTTATAGGAAGAATTGGCATTATACACCACTTTTTACACCAATACTCCATTTACACCAATCTGGCTGATTGTTTTGGACTGAAATGTGGTTATTACCAGATGCCGAAGCGACGGATCAGTTTTGCTTTTCGGACAGCTTCTTATATCGCTCAAGTCCATCCATAATTAAGCCTTCTCCACCTTCTGCGCAGATCATCACTATCAGCTCTTCCACTGGATACTTGTTGCAAGTTAATATCATTTTATCCAGCCTATCTTCCCAGCCGGAACCCTCATATGTCATCCAGGGCTCGTCGCTGTTTACTATCAGCTTCCACCTATCACAATATGAAGTCCACTTTTCAATGTTCTTTAAATAGCAATCGCCTAATAGGTCTTTAATATCCACTGCCAAAGCAACAGCAACTCGCGCAAGCGTTGACATGGATGTTATGTATTGATCGCCATTACGAGTCCGCTCAATTCGCTTTATTGTATTCACTTCAACATCGGCCAGCTCTGCAAGCTCTTCTTGAGTTACGCGCTTACTCTTCCTTATATCAAAGACGCTTTTTCCGGTCTCCGGATAGATTCTTATTCGTTCATTTTTCATACTGTATAAACCCTCTTGAAGCCCAAAAGTGACATGAAAAACTTTTGCATATGTCCTGTAACAAGCATGGCGCTTGACGCATATTGAATGTAACAAGGACGGCCTGGGATAGCAAGTGACATATTGTGACAAATTTGCTTTTCCGGCATGCCAATACCACAAGGAAGGAGGATTAAAATGCGCGAGAGGATTCGTGGTTCTATTGATGAGGCCAGATGGATTGATCTGCAGCAAGGCTGCACCTATACCGGCCTGGGGCGAACGACATTTAAGGCCTGGGCTAAAGAGCATGGAGCTGAAGTCCGGATCGGCAGAATTGTTCGTTATGACAAGGCGCTGCTTGATGCGGCTATGACCGAAACAACTAAGGTGAAGGAATGAACACTGGTGACTTTACAATCTCTCATTATGTTCCGGAGACTATGAAGGCTCGCAAATCATGGGTGCTCTGGTCGCTAAAAGCGAACGATGCCGGCAAGCTCCGCAAGGTGCCTTTTAGAGTGCTTGACGGTCGCATGGCCTCAAGCCAGGAGCCGAAGGACTGGAGCGACTACGAGACCGCGACACATGTGTTGCTAAAGTCCGGTCAATATCGCGGAGCTGGTTTCATGCTCGGCGGTTCCGATCTCGTTTTTATTGATCTCGATCACGCAATCGACGATGCCGGCGAGTTTAATGAGGCCGCTGCTTATGTCATGGATAAGCTGGGATCTTCAACCTTCTGCGAGCTATCGCAAAGCGGCAGTGGACTGCACTTCTTCTGCGAGGGCGAGATTCCTCGCAGCTTCCGCAATGAAGCAGCCGGCGTTGAGATGTATTCCGGCAGCGGCCACTATGCGGCGATGACCGGTAAGGCTATCTTGGCCCAGGAGCCAGGCGCGGATCCGGCAGCTCTCCGCTGCATCTTCAACCGGTTCAAGACCAAGACGGCTGATTCAACAGCGCTATTCTCCGCGACACATGGTTCCGGCAGTCTCGACGACGATACGGTGATCCGGAAGGCAGCTGAAGCTCCGAAGTCTGGCGAAAACTTCAAGGCTCTCTTCTCTGGCGACTGGTCCGGCTACTCTTCGCAGTCCGAAGCTGATCTGCGCTTATGCCAGCTCCTGGCCTTCTGGTGCGACCGCGATCCGGCTCAGATTGACAGGATCTTCCGAAGCTCTGGACTGTATCGGAAGAAATGGGAGCGAGAGGGCTACTTGCGAAGGACGATAGAGCGAGCATGCTCTGGACAGATAGGGCTTGGCGAATGGATCCAGGAACAGGAACAACGAAAACGAAAAGCGACGGTGGACGGCTATGAGCGATACCGGAATCAAATTTGAGAAAATCCTGGACAGAGTGAGCGAGCTCGATCCGGCACATAATCCGGCCTTCTCTTCTCTCGACGATATTGCGAGCGGTCAGCTCTTCGCCAACGTGTTTAAAGATGTCGCACGATTCAACACCACATCAAACACCTGGATGTCGTACAACGGCCAAATCTGGGAGAAAGATGAAGGAAGCGTCCAGGCCGAATCGCGAGCCAAGGATCTCGCAAGAGCTGTTTATTATTATGCGGCAGATCAGTCACGCGAATTCCAGAAGTATGCATACAAACTACAATCTCGCAACGGTCGAAACATTATGCTGCGCGACGCGATTGACAGCTTCCCGGTCTCTTCAAAGTCGTTCGACCAGGATCTCGACCTCTTCAACATTCAGAACGGAATCTATAATTTGCATACCGGCGAGCTTATGAAACACGATGCCGGAATGCTTCTATCAAAGATCGCGAATGCGTCTTACATGCCGGAAGCCAGGTCGGAGCTCTTTGAGCGCTTCATCAGTGAAATTTTTGAAGATGACCAGGATAGGATCCGATATGTTCAAAAGCTCTTCGGCTACGCTATGACAGGCGACAACTGCGAAGAACAAGCTTATCTCTTCTATGGGCCGAAGACACGCAATGGCAAGAGCACACTCCTGGAGACTGTGGCCTATATGCTCGGAGATTATGCTCTGAACATGTCGCCGGACACGCTGGCCCAGAAGCCGCGCGACAGCCGGTCGCCTTCCGGCGATATTGCCAGGCTTGACGGATGCCGATTCCTTCATGCTTCGGAGCCACCAAAACGAATGCTGTTTGATGTCGCGCTTCTCAAGACGCTGCTTGGACGCGACAAGATCACAGCGAGGCATCTGCACGAGCGCGAGTTCGAGTTTGTGCCCAGCTTCGTGCTCTTCATCAATACGAATTTCTTGCCGCTTGTCAACGATGACACACTCTTCAGCTCCGGCCGAATCAAAGTCGTCACTTTCGACCGGCACTTCTCAGAAGCTGAACAGGATCGGAGCCTCAAGCGGCGGCTGAAGACGAAGGACAACCTCTCCGGCATTTTAAATTGGTGTCTCGAAGGTCTCCGGCTTTATCGCGAGGAGGGCCTTGAACCGCCACCAGCTGTGGTGAGGGCAACGGCAGAGTATCGTGAGCAGTCAGACAAGATTGGTTTGTTCGTCGCTGAAGAGCTTGAGCGCGACGAAGACTCGACCATCTCCGGCGGCTTCCTATATCGGCGGTACTCCGATTGGTGCGCAGCCAATGGCTATGGAACGGAGAGCAAGCGCAACTTTTTCGCTGAGCTGAAGAACAAAGGGCTGCTGTCCGATACTGGCACGATCGGCGGTCAGACGGTCCACAATGTGGTGCGAGGATGGGCCGTAAACCGCGATCAATGATGATCTGTGCAAAATGTGCATTTCATTTGGGTTGAAGAAAAAATCAAAATTTCACGAGAGCGACCCATAAGTTTTGCACATTCTGCACATGAGGCCGAAAAGCAAGGAAATAAGGGCCTCGAAGACGGTTCACCAATGTGTTGCTGTCAGGGGGTCCTACTTCAGTGGGCATAGTGCCCAATGTGTGGCTGTTATTTATTGAGAGGAGGCTAAAGAAATGATTAACAGAACAAGAAGCAGCGTTGAAGTAAAACCGATTGAAACGATCTACAACGGTTATCGGTTCCGGAGCAGGGCTGAAGCGCGCTGGGCCGTGTTCTTCGATGCATTATCGATCGAATACTACTACGAGCCGGAGGCGATGTCTTTACCAGGTGCACAGCGTTACTTGCCGGATTTCTATCTGCCGGCATCAGACACGTTCTTCGAAGTGAAGGGCATAATGAACGAGCTCGACCGGCGAAAGATTTCAGCGGTCCTCAAGTCTGGAAGACAGATTGCTGTCGGTTATCCAGACATGAGCTTTCAGTCCTGTGAGTGCTGGGGAGACGGAAACTATTCACTGGATGATAAAAGTGAATCGTGGTTGATCCAGTGCGAGAAGTGCGGTGAGCTTCACTTTATAGGCACTCAGGGCTCCTGGGAATGTCGCTGCTGCGGATTCTATGATGGCGACAGAGGCTTTGAGGTGTGCTGCTCTGGCGACTGGACAATCAATAAGGCTTGCCGCAATTTACCTTACGGAACGGTGCTTGAGGCTTTCGATAAAGCGCGTCGCGCTCGCTTTGAATACGGCGACATTGCGCGAGATGCGTTAAACGGCAAGCGGTTCATTATCCAGGAGTGAATCACTTGTCAAGCGTAATGCGGCCTATATGGCCGCACCATAGACCAGTTCAAAACTAAACACTACTTTAAAACGGAGGTATCAAAACATGATCGACAACATAGCCGCAACAGTCCGCGAAAGAATGGATGCATTGCTCAGCAACAAGGCTTCTGAGCTGGGCATCATCGATGAAGAGCTCGCAAAAGCACAAGCTGACTCAGAGAAGGCCGCGCAAGCGGCCAGGCTGGCAGCAGAGGCTACAAACCTTGATGACTATGAAGCAGCCAGTAATGCGTACCATAACGCAGAGATGAGGCGCGAAATGTACGAGGCGCGACGATCAATGCTTTCAGAGATGGATTTTCTCTCAGAGTCCGAAAGTGACAGCGTGATCGACTCGCTTCTCCAGTATGAGAACGATCTCCGGAAAGAGTTCGAGGCAGCGGTTAAGACACATATCGCAGCGCTGAGAAAGCTCTATAAGGAATACCGGAAGAACATCGTTAATACTGAAAGCGTAATAATGGACTGGACAACTTCTATTCATGCAAATCATCGGACATTTGGCCGGACGACCTATGCAGACGGCACAAGCAGAAGCCAGGAGCCAGTTCCAGTGCATGGTACAGTTTTCCTCGGCGGTGAGCTTGCGGAGAGACTTTATGCCTATCTCAAAAAGGAGGGCAACGACGATGACAGAGAATCGTGATTTATTTGCTGCTTGGCTAAACAGCGGCGGCAAGCTGGAAGACGATGAACCCCAGGCCGAAAAGCCGGTGCCGGCTTATCCGGTACTGCACGATGCCGGCGAAATAGTGGATCATCGCGGCGTGGATCCGGAATTGATGAAGGCGGAAAAAATAGCGGATGCTTTCGGCTGGCCATTCCCTCGATGACATCCTCACGGCCAAGTGAGAGCTTGTGACTTGTCAGCAAGAAGCAGATGAGTGGGGTCCCTGGGGCGCTCGGCTAAATGATTATCACATTAATTTTTTATCTGAAAACCATTTAGCCAGACCCCTGGCCAGGGATGCCCGGACCCCTATGAGGCTCCCCCTCAGCCTGGCCAAGCGCCTATTCTTGGCGCGAACATTTGAAAACATGGGGTGGCAATTTTGGAAGGTACAACATATGGATAATTACACAGTAACAAGCGAGCGAAAGCGGCTTGAAGCGCTCCTGGACGCTGCAGAAGTGCCCAAGCAGCAGCGCGATGCACTGGAGCCGGTCCTTGATAATCTGGCCTGGATGAGGGCCAAATTGGACGATACGCGGCGCGATATGGAAGGCGAATCGGTAACAGTACCGTATGACAACGGCGGCGGCCAGCGAGGGATCCGGCAGAATCCGATCTATAAAG